GAAATGGCCTGAAGCAGAGGTTTTGATGTTGATATTGTGTTTATTTTGTCTTAAGAAAGCCTTAAGGGCTGATAGCGAAGGGGATTACAGCAGAACTCAAATTTCAGGCAAGAAAAAACCCGATAGTCTCATTACTCTATATAAAACAATAATATACACTAAATACAGTGAGTTAATTAGTTATTGAGGGGTAGTGAATACTAGGGAAGGGTAACCTCCGCCGCCACTTTGCCGCCAGTGCTCATGGTGGTTAGTGGATTGAACTGTACAGCGGTTTCTAGGTGCTCTGGCGCGAAGTGAGCATAACGCATTGTCATCTGAATATCACTGTGGCCAAGGATACGCTGCAATACCAGAATGTTGCCCCCGGACATCATAAAGTGAGCGGCAAATGTGTGGCGCAAAACATGCGTAAGCTGGCCAGCGGGTAGCTTTATATCTGTAGTGTTTATTGCGGCCATAAAGCGGAAATAACACTCACTGAAAAGCCGGTCTCCCTCTAACGCGATTAACTCGTCATGAAGTTCTTTGCTGATTGGCACACTGCGGTTCTTTTTACCTTTGGTTCTAACAAAGGTAATTTTGTGCGGGCTGACCTGTGAGCGCGTGAGCTTTTCTGCTTCATTCCATCGTGCTCCAGTGCTGAGACAAACTTTTACCACCATCGGCAAGTCTGCCCGGCCAAAACTACATGCGGCCAATAGCGTTTTAATTTGCTCATGAGTAAGCCACGCCATCTCTTTTTCTGCCACCGCATACTTACGCAGATTGTCTAATGGGTTCGGTAGGTTCCATTCGCCTAATCGGACTAATTCGCTGAACATGCCGCTCAAAAAACTTTGCTCCAGATTCACGGTTACCGGCTTTGCGCCTTTCTTCCATTTTTCAGAGAAGTAAATCTCGCCAGACAAACGCTTAGAGCGATAGTGAGCAAAATCTTTGCCACTCAAACTATGAGCAGGGGGATTACCTAGCGCAGCAACTATCAATTTCAGTTTCTTATAAACTTTTTCACCGGCTTCTAAAGAACGGCCGTGCAGGTTATACCAAAGTTCGGCAACTTCGCTTAACGTGCGGCAGTCTGGTGCATCCCCTAGCCAAGGCTTATTACTCACCTGATCCATGGTATATCGTTCAAAGGCTAGTGCTTCACCTTTGGTCGCAAACATTTTTCTTACCCGGCGACCTGTGCGGCCTGACGGGTAACATTCACAAAGCCATTGGCCTGTTGGTTGCTTACGTACTGACATTGATAACCCCCTTTGAAGATAAGAGGGTATTTAACTGTATGAATAGACAGTGGTCAATGTTTGATTAGACGAACATATACATCTTTATGTCATGGGTTATTTTAACTGCATAACCTCTATGGTATTAACTATTATACCTAAGATATTTTGCGAAGCTGTACGTGTATTATTAAAACACCCAGCCAACATTTCATCCCAATTGGTTTTTTCATCTGATGTTGGCAATGCAAACATTTTACTAGAATAATTAGATTCCCTAAGTATTCCATAGAATGCGAGAAGAGAATGACTAGGATATGATCTATTATCAAATTTATAACTTAATGTTTTAATAGATAAAGCCACTCCAATTTTGTCTATATCTATTTTTTTATTTACCAAATCCAAGGCTATTTCTTTATTAAAGCAATAAAAGTATATACTAACTATTTTGTATAGAGACTTTCCAAAGTTATCTTGGTAATTTATTGGGGTATTTGATAATTCTTGATATAACTCTATGTATCTTGAGAGTGTCTCTACCTCTCTGAGAGATAGTCTATTAGACTCTATTATCTCTATAATAAATTCCAAAAGATTTGGAACGAGCTTGTTTAGTGTGGTTGAGTTTTTTGTAATAAATTCCCAATGTTGAGAAGATGTATATTCATTTGCACTGTCATTCAATTTATAATAGTCAGGTAGTGATAGTGATAACTTTATAAATTTATCTAAATAACGTTTTGAATCAACGGAATGCCCATAGATGTGATTAATGGATGCATGAAGTTGTTGAGTGTTTGTTATTAAGATGAAATGAACGTTATCAACATCAAATACGTGCTTTATGTTTTCTAAAATAGAAATGGCAAAACTTGGCTTGCAACGGTCTAATTCATCAATGAAAATGACTATTGGATTTTTATCTGAAATTTCTTTTAAAGCTATTTTTAGTGTTTTTATATTTTTCTCGGAATCAATATGATCTTCTAGAAGTGTTTCTACCGTTCCATCTATTGCAGCATTACTGGTTTCTTTTATTGCCTCTTGAAATTCCTCAGCTAAATCATCTGCATTTTGTCTTAGCACCCATCCCGCTCCTGCTTTTAGTACGGTTTTTAAACCAAATCTTAAAGCAGGTAGTGCTTTTTTAATTAATGCTGGTCGCTCTGCTTCAGGTAAAAGAGTTACTATTGCTGCAAGAACAGTTAATATTGGTGAGTCTGTGTGATCTTCATTAAATGCATCAATATATACTGTTTTATATTCAGGGTTGTTTTCGTTTAATAAGTTAATTAATTTATAGCAAAACTCTGTTTTTCCTGTTCCCCAACTACCATCTATAATCATAGGCGATGTATCTATATCTGAAACAACAAGTTTGATTATTTTTTCCGCAATATTCTTTCTTTTATATTCATCTCTACTATTAAATGTTATGTCACTATCTAAATTTATCATTAGGTTCCACTCCGCTAATAATACTTACTCAGGTATCTCACCTGATTCAATAAAGTTAATAAATTCATTTTCATCTAAAATGATAGCGCCAGCTTTACGGGCTAATGATAATTTTGCTGGCCCTGCATTGTAGCCGTAGCATAATAACTTTAAGCCTTTAGATACGGTTTTTCTGACTAACATATTATTATTTGATGCTACTGATTCTAACTCTTCTTTTCTATCTTTTTTAAAGCCAGTAAAACAAACGTCAAAAACTTCTTTCTTTTGATCTTTAAAATAGAAATCGCCGTCAGTAATACCTTTATCAATTGCTGCTAGTCCCTCCTCTATGGAGTTAACAAATTTATATATTCTATCTTTTCTAAATGTTTTAAGTTTGTCTTCCTCACCTTCAAGTAAGCTGACCCCTTGCAGATAAGTTTCATTTTCAGAAATATCGTTTATAGATTGTACGCGTACAATATTTTTAGTGTTTACATAAACGAAAGTAACTACATCTGTCATGATAACTCCTTTTATTTAGTACATGACATCACAATTTTTTGAATGATTTTTATATCTTCTAAATTACAATCAAATGCAAACTTCCCACCCTCAATCCGCACTTTACCACCCGGAATACGAATAATATCCCGAACGCTGATTGTCCCCTCAATATCCACAACCCACTTGCCATCCTGTACTTCATCGAACTTGCGATCAGTAATATAGGTGACATCCCCATCAAGGATAACAGCCGGGTCTTTCAATCCATCAGGAAAGAACGCCTTATCGAACATATAGAAATTCGAGTCGTAGAGTTTTCCATCTAACAACTTTTGGCGGGGAATCTGCACGATATCTGTCTGTTGGGCGCTTTCAAACATCACACCTTCACCCGTTGTTAACCAACGCAATGATGCCCCAGTCTCTAAAGCACACTGAATAACCCAATCAGATGGGAATGAATCACGCATATAACGTGTCGCTAGTGTACTTTTCGACACATTCAATTGATCGCAAAGTGCCTGACGGGTTGTAAAACCATAGGCATCCACCATGCGCTCGATAGCGCCGCGGCCACCTTTATTTAAATCCATAAGATTTCACCGTGTGAACTTTTTTTATTGACGTTCGTTTATTGTGATCTTATAGTTCTCATAATTTCAAAATGTGAACTAGTACTATTCGTCACTAATAAGCACTGATAAAAGAGGGATGTTGCACTATGAGACCTAACATTTCAATCACTCTTCTGACCCCCCATGTCACAGTAGAGAAATATAGTGAATTAACGGGCTTAGATTCAGACACCATCAGAGCAATGCTTGCTGATGGGCGTCTCGTTCGTCACCGCCTGCGTAAAGATATGAAGCGTGAAAAAGTCATGATCAATATGGCGGCGCTCACCGTAGACGCACTCTCGAACTGTGACATTGCAATCGCCTAGTTCGATATTGCGTTATTGGGAGGGTATCGACCATGTTTGATTTCCAGCTTTCTAAACACCCGCGCTTTGATATGTCATGCCGTGCTTTTGCCCGGAATAACAATCTGACGGCGGTTGCCGAGCAAATCGGTATGAAGTCGCAAATGCTGCGCAATAAACTTAACCCCGACCAACCGCACCAACTAAGTTGCGTTGAGTTATTGACGCTCACTGACATTACCGAAGATCCAACGCTGTTAGATGGCTTGCTCTCTCAACTGCAATGTTTGCCAGCGGTACCTGTTAATGATGCCAGTCCCAGTAATTTGCCTATTCATACCCTAAGTGCCACAGCAGCAATCGGCGCAATTGCCGGTGAAACCGTCACCGCTGGGCCTATGACCCAATCCCGTAGAAACGCCATTCTTGACCGTGCGAATCAGGCCATTCGTGACCTGTCGCTGATTGTTGTATCGGTTGAAGCGCGTTTTCAATCCACGCCAGCACTGGCCGCAGCGGTTGATTTTATCAGCGCCAGCGGGCTGGTTCCGGGCCTGAACTGAGGAGCTTATGAAAGTTTTCGCTAACTACCTGAAACAACAATCACCCAGCCAGCAGTTAAACCACTTTGGCCATGGCTGGATAGAGCTACCCAACGGCAAGCGCTGGCAACCCTGTACCAGTCGAGTGGTGTTTCTAGGGGAATCATGTAAGCCCATTTTTAAAACCAAGCGCCGCCCATGGTGGTTCCGTTTGATGGGCTTGAGGGGGTAACCATGTCAGCCAATAACAGCAAATGGATAGCCATTATCCGCAACAAAGTGACCGGCAGTCACAGCCGGGCAAGGGTGATATGGGAAAAACTCCCGGCACAGCACCGGGGAATTTTACTCCACTCCGCAGGGATGAAGTCAGAGCACTGTCGGTATATGTGGGATGATTTTTCCCGTGAAGAGCTGCATCAGTTGCAAAGAGGAATTCGGCGGTTACGGGTTCTGGTTGAATTGTTTGGTCACGTTGGCCCACTGGATTTTGTTAAAGAGAGCAAATGTAACCGTAAGCCAGTGAAACAGCCGATACCGGTCAAAACTTACGGCCCAGAAATGATTGTAGCCCAATCAATGGCCAATATGCATTACACCGATAATTAAGGAAACACGATGAAAGAAATCTCAGTAGATAGAAATGGCCTGTTAGACGACTTTGGCCACTGGGGCGTAGCTAATAATTATGCTCAGTTTTTCTTGGGTAAGTGTCGCTTAGTGGAAAACCGCGTTGAATTACAACCAATAATGTTTAATGACACCATGCATTTGACCAACCCCCATCAGTGGCTTGCTGCCAATGCAGCATTTTGGTGCCGGGCATACCGTGAGGCTGAGTCAATTAGTGATCAGGTCGAAGCGCTGGCCTCTATTCGCGCCATTTATCATATGTCCGGTTGGCTGGGATTAGGCTCTTTAACCTGCATGATTAATAACTGGTGGAATAGAACCATTGAGATCCACGGCTTGACGCAAATTAACCACTCTTGTGCGTCAGCCAGCACTACCAAACAACTGCATTAATTAACCCAAAACCATAAATACCAACGGCCTCCCATCGGTGGCTGGGGATTGTTATTACCTAAATTTGGAGCAAACACTATGCATATGCATAAAACAGTAGGGCAGGAAATGAGTAACCGGGCAGCGGCTGAGTCCCGTCAGCATGCTTTGTTAATAGCCAGAAAAGAGGCCCGAATAGATACCCTTGTTAAGTTATCTGGTCATTTTGACCGGTTGGCCACTGACATTGCTAATCAGGGAATGTCTTCAACTGAGATTGTCGAGTTATTGCGACAGGTTGCGGAAAACATGAGTCGTGGGCGGGTCTGGAGCGAATGACCGCCACCATTCAGCGCCCGGTAAATGACTTTATGGACGGGGATATTTTATCCCTGTCTTTACCTTTTAATGGAGAGTTTAGCCGGGAGCCGGAGGGGCCGCGCCGCCCGCAAGATATCAGCATTACCGAAGATGAACTCTTTGTTCAGAACCCAACAGATCACCAATGGCGCAGCCAGTTTTTAGGCGGGATGCCCCAGTTTCTGGCCCGCTATTTCGGTGATCGCTATTCCAACCTGTACCAGTTTAAAGGCCGTCGCCATGCCAATACATTTTTACGCACTACGGTGGGTGAGAGTGTATTGCCACGTCTACAGATGGTTAATCGCCAGTATCAGCCAGTCATCAAAGCGCCCGGTTTTTTGCCGTGGCCCTTTGCTGATGATTTAGAACGTCTGCCATCGTTTGGCCGGGATGAAGTGCGCAACCTGTCCCACCGGGTGGCTGATTTTATGTCTGAAAGTTTTACCGACTATATCGAACGCAATTTTACCGGGCAGAGCAGCGACCCCAAAGAACTCTGGAAGCGCACCCAACGCGCTTATATCTGCCTTGTAAAACTCAGCAAGCAAGTGGGAACTGAACCGCCGTACTGGCGGGAATTCAATTCCAGCCGCAAGACAATTAACCCGCGCAAAATTGAATCCGGCCTACTGCGCATGATGGCAGCGGATTGGTGGCGTGTGCGTTTAAAACGCCTGCGAGATCTGCGCCGTGAACATATGGCCATTGCTGTGGGCCAAGTCCAGAAATTAGCGTCAGCCTATGTCAGCCGGTCAACCATGGGCGAATGGGTAGAGCAAAAACGCCGTAACCGTGAGTTTTTCAAAGCCTTTGAACTGGAAAATCAGGACGGTGATCGGGTTTCGTTAGAAGACATGGTGAACGGCAGTAATGCCAATCCCGCAATACGGAGATGTGAACTGATGGTCAGAATGCGAGGTTTTGAAGATTTAGCCAATGAAATGGGCTGCGTGGGGGAATTCTACACCATCACCGCGCCGTCTAAATATCATGCGGTGTATCACGGCGGCGGCTTTGTGGCCAACTGGAATGGAGCCAGCCCAAGATACACACAAAAATACTTATGCAGCGTATGGGCTAAAGCCCGTGCCGCTATCGCCCGCGCCGGGATTAATGTCTTTGGTTTTCGGGTGGTAGAGCCGCACCACGATGGCACCCCACACTGGCATGTGTTGCTGTTTATGTTGCCGCAACATGTTGCTCAGGTACGCGACATTCTTTGTTATTACGCCCGGTTGGAAGATAGCGAAACACTGCAAAGCCCCGAAGCATTGAAAGCCCGTTTCCATGCTGAACCCATTGATCCGGCCAAAGGCAGTGCAACCGGCTATATCGCCAAATATATCTCAAAGAATATCGACGGTTACGCGCTGGGTGAGGAGGAAGACGGCGAAACGGGGGGGAATGCGCGGGATATGGCCAAAGCGGTTACCGCATGGGCCAGCCGTTGGCGTATCCGGCAGTTTCAGCAAATCGGCGGTGCGCCGGTCACCGTCTGGCGCGAGTTACGCCGAATTGAAAGCGGTATGGAATTACCTAACAAAATGATGGATGCCGTATTGGAAGCCGCTGATTCTGGCGATTGGGCGGCATACACCAAAGCGCAGGGCGGCGCATTGGTTGAGCGGAAAGAACTCAAAATTCGTCTAACTTATCAGATCACCGAAATGGGCAACCTGTACGCCGAAGATGTGCAGCGTATTCAGGGCATTTATTCCCCTTTATTGGGGCTTGAATCGCTTATTTGCACCCGTTTGATTAAGTGGCAGATTGTGCCGAAGTTGGCCGAAAGCGCAGCGCAGGCCGGGGTTTTGGCTTTTTCTGGCGGCAACGCCGCCGCTAGGAGTTCTGTCAATAACTGTACGCCGGATACCCGGCAACGATTATCACAAGAATTACGCAGTCGGGGTTTTATCGGTGATGAGGAAGATATAGCGATACTGGAACGGGGCAGCAGCCTGAAAATTTACGGTGACCGTTCAGTAAGACTAAAGAATGGGCGGTTAGAAGAGGTGGCTCCACGACCAGAACACCAACGCTGGCCGGGCTGGAATTGATTAGGCTCATGAAATTGCGAGGAAACTGGCAGTTAGCTGTTTCCTATTTTATCAATTTTATTGTACTGTATATAAACACAGTGTAAACGTGATTAATGGAGGGAATCGTGCCGGATTTATTTTTTGAATCTTTGGCCTTGCAGCGTATTGATTTGGTTGCACGGTTGGTCACGAATAACCGGTGCAATGAAGAGGACAGGGATTTGGCACTGGTATGGATTGCCGAAATGACTACCGCATTAACCATTGAACTGGATAAGCAGCAACAAAAAGGCCCCCGAATTGGAGGCCAGTAGTCAGGCGGCTGATGCGCTACCTTGCAATAGGTTAAGCATCATTTGCCGCTGCTGTGGATTCATTGAATCGACAACGGTTTTAATCAGTTTATCCCCGGTTTTAGCGCTGGGGCTAATGGTGTGTGAAAAGGTTACATTCATCACGAAAGTATGACCACATTCCACATCATTGCAGGCGCAATATAAATCTGAAATCTGCCGGTGTTTACGGTTGGTCTTTCTGATAACTGCTGCGCCATCGCATTCAGGGCATAAGACTTTCATCACTCGCATGTTTCTGGCTCCAAAAGTGGCGAACTTCTGGAATTTTAACGTGTTTCTGCTCATAACGCACCCGATTGTGTCTCTTCAATGTCGAATTTAACGTGTAAATGCGCCGGTATTTGTGGGTCGCTGTTGATAGCGTCCATAATCATGCGTTGCAGCGGAATAACTTCATCTTTTCGGTAGGTTGCCCGCGCCTTTTCCGGGTCGCCTAATCCCGCGCTATTGCTGGGAATAATCCCCGCCAGCCCTGCCGGGTAACGGTGAGCGGTCAAAATATCCTGCGCACTGATATTTTTGATATTGGCAAATTCATCTTTGGCGCTGATATCACCAATCGGGATAAATTTAATTCCCTCCGGGTCACCTTTCGGGATGTTCACAAACAAGGTGCTGAAATTGCCGATCCCCTTGCTCTGTTCCAGACTTTTAATAATCTCGTCTTCCACTTCGGTACTGAGATTCGGGTCATTGGTGTAGATAATCCCGCCCGTATGCGCCCCGTTGTGATAGTAACGGCGGCGAAAAATAGTGGCTTCGGAGTTGAGCAGGGCGGCATGAATCCCCCCAATGTAATCCGGCAGGCCATAAACCTGTTGCTGTGGGTCATACTGTTTAAGGTAAATAACATCCTCCTGGCCATAAACCAGCGGTTCCCCTTTCTGCAAAATCACAATGCTGTCATCTTTGCGCACCCGCAGATAAAGCGAAGGCAGCGGGGTCAGTGCCACTACTTCGCCCCAACCGTTACGCACTTTGGCAATGGCCACATCACCAAAGGTCAGATAATCAAAGACGGCGGCTTTCAATTCCTCATGGGTCAGACCGCCGCCGATATAGTCAGCAGCCACCATATTGCGCCGGGCATAGAGAACGCCGCCGTGCTGGCCATTGAGATTAACCAGTTGGGCAAGAGCCAGCCGGTCAATGGGCTGGCTGTAGTGGTCAAAATCATTGTCATACCAGATTTCCTGATAATCGGTACCGGTGGTTAAAACAGGTTCGGGCTTGCCCAAACTGATAATGCTCATTTTGCTGGCGGCATTGGTCACTGGGGCTTGGCGGTACGGTTTTTTCTTTTTCATGCGGCTTTGCTCGTCTTCCATGTGGATTTACGTTGGTGCTCAAAGTTAAGCGGTTCGTTATCTATGGCGTGGGCGATGGCGAAAAACACATCGGCGTGGCCCGTTTCTTTGGTGCGGTCTGCGACAAACGTCATGCCGCCGCCCTTGGCGGTACTGGTGCGGCGAATGGCCAGAAATGATGCCGGGATCTCTTTCTGTTCGGCGTCCCATTCAATGCGCTGGCTTTCAATCACATCCACCATTTTCATCACTAGCCGGTTCTTACTTTCCAGCCCGTAGTGAATAGCCACGGCTTGGCGCATGGCAAAGTTCTGTACCAGCTCAAATACTCCATTACCAATCCCGGTGATATCGACACCGATGTAGGTCATGTTGTAGCGCTGGAATAGCTCTTTAATCTGGCCCGCCTGATAGTTAAAGTTCAGCCCCTGCCAGTAGAAGGTGGCCAGCACCCGGAAGTGTTCCCCCTCAAACTGCGGCGGGGCAATTATCACAAAGGTTGAAGTATCACCGCTGCGGGCCGGGTCAAAGCCGCCCCAGACTTCCCGGTTACCGAATGGCCGTGGGGCGCTGAAATCATGGTCTTGCCACATCTCAATATCGACGCCGCATTTTTCCAGCATATGGAATTTAAATACGCTGTCGCCGCTGTCCACAAACACACACATATAGAGCATGTTAAAGGTATCGCGGTTGTACTTATTGCGCAGGCGCTCGATGTTGGCCAGATTAAAGCCGCCGTCTATCGCGTCCTCTAAGGTAATGACATAGCGCCATTGACCATCGGGGCAGAGCCGCCCGCCGTCGCGGTATTCATCAAATTCAGGGAAAGTGATTTTGCTGCGCTGTTTGTCGCCTTGCTTCCACTCGTCCCCCGTCCAGAACGGATAGCCCTGATGGGTCTTGGCGCTGGGCGTGGAGAAATAGGTGGTACGCCATTTATCATGGGTGGCCATGGCGCTGGCCACTTCATTAAGTTTGGCGAAATTCGGTACCCATAGGTATTCGTCGCAATACAGATGGCCGCTGTAGGATTGGGCGGTGTTCTTGTTGGTGGACAGAAAACGCAGCTCCGCGCCGTTGCTTAAACGGATCGGGTTGCCGGTTAGTGTCACCCCAAAGAAGTGCTGTGCAATATTGACGATATACGAGCGGAACACTTCGGCCTGCGCACGGGAGGCAGATAAAAATATCTGCGGGTCGCCGCTCATAATCGCGTCTTCCAGTGCTTCAAAGGCGAAATACCACGTTGCCCCAATCTGGCGGCTTTTGAGGATATTGCGGATAGCGTGGTGTTTGTTGGCCCGCAGGTATTGCTGATAGAAAAACAGCGTTTCCCCGGCAAAGAGTTCCAGCTCTTCCTGTTGAATACCGGAAATATCATTTTTGCGGCATTTGCGTTTACCGCCGCCATTATCATCCCGTGCGGCAGCTTCTTCACCGCTGGCATAACTGCCTTGCGCCTGTACTTTAATCGCTGCGAGTTTTTCAGCGTGTTTACTCTGCTGCGCCATTAATTTGCAGTGCTGGGCGATTAAGCTGTCTACCTCTTTTAATTCCAGCTCGTTTTTATTATCGCGATGGGTCAGCACTAATATACGGCGGTTGATTGCCTCCTCAATACTTTCATGGCTGAGCATATCAGCCCAATGCCATTTTTGTGCCCAGTAGTAAATAATCCGCGCATTCGGCAGATTTAATTCGTTGGCGATTTCTTTCGGCGTCCACCGTTGTAAATAAAGTGAACGTGCCACACCGATAATAGTTTGAGAGTGTTTAGCCATGAATTTAATTATGCGGGGTTTAATTTAGACTGACGTTATTAATAAATCGGGTTCATTCGGCTAAAGGGTTATATCCGAATTGAGCCGAAATAGGGTGAGTGCGCCGATTAAAATAATCCGCAATACTGCCATTACTGAATGAAACCCACTAATAACGAGATTGTATTTTATGTCCGGCTCTCAACTCATGACTAACTGGATCCGTATTGCGTCTGAGGGTGAAACCGTAGACGGACGCCATATGGAACGCCAGTGGTTAATTGATTGCGCTGAAACCTATGACCCTGAATTCTATGCCGCCTTGATTTGGCCTGAGCATGAAGATTGGGGTTATAACCTCGGCGAAGTATTGGAACTAAAAGCGGAAGAGGTTGATGGGGCTATGCGGTTGTTTGGCCGCTTGTGTCCCTCCACCCATCTGTTACAGGCCAACCGGGATGGTCAATTGTTATTTTGTTCGGTTGAACTGACTCCTAGCCGTAATTTCAGGGGATCGGGCAAGTGTTATCTGGAGGGGCTGGGCGTCACCAATACCCCGGCCAGTGTCGGCACCCAGCGATTACGGTTTAGCAGTAAACGTAAACAGTCATTATTCGGTGCGCTGGAGCCACTGGTTATTAACGAATTTAAGAGTATGGGTAAGGAAAAAACAATGGCAGAAAATAAAGCAGCAAATAAAAAGAAAAGTCCGTGGCAGAGTATGTTTGGTATTAAAAACTACTCCGAAGAAACACCGGAAGAAATCCCTGATGCGGATAACAAAGTACAGGTATTAGCCGAAGCACTGGCCAGTTTAGAAGCTCGCGTTATTGCACTGGAAACAAAAACTGATGCAACAGAAACCGCAGTCGAAGAAGTGGTGGCCGATGTTGAAGTGGTAAAAGAAGTGGTGGATACCGAAGAGTTTGCCACCCTGCGCGATAACCTGTCGGGCATTATTAAGAACTTTGGCAAACTGGATAATAAAGTCACTAAATTGCCGAATAAATTTTCTAAAGGTGATGGGAAAAAGCCGTTTAAATTCCTGTAAGGATTAATAGCCAACATATTGGCTATTAATGATTAATTTCATCTTTTATATAACAGAGACACTCTATGAATTTAAATCCACGGGCGCGGGCGCTATTAGACCAATATAGCGCCGGTCTGGCATCAGAATACGGCGTCAGTGATGTAGGCCGTTATTTTTCGCTGACTGATCCGAAAGAAACCGCCTTACGGGCGGCATTGCTGGAATCGGTCGAATTCCTGTCCATGATCACCTGCGCCGATGTTGACCAACTGTCAGGCCAAGTGGTTTCAGTCGGTAATTCCGGCATCTTTACCGGGCGTAAAGAGGGTGGCCGTTTTATCCGTAAAACCGGTGTTGACGGTAATAAATATGAATTGGTTGAAACTGATTCCGGTGCAGCCCTGCCATGGGATCTGCTGTCCATTTGGGCCAATGCGGGTGGTGAAAACGAATTCTTCCAGTTGATGCAGACCTTTACCAATAACTCGTTTGCGCTGGATATGTTGCGTATCGGTTTTAACGGTACATCGGTGGCCAAAACCACTGATCCGGAAAACTGCCCAAGCGGGGAAGATGTCAATATTGGCTGGCAGAAGCGCATGAAAGAATTCAAGGACGGGATTCAGGTCATTGATGATGCGATCACCTTGGGCGAGGGCGGCGATTTTATTTCTCTGGATGCGATGGCTGCGGATTTGATTAACAGCAAAATCCCGGCACAGCACCGCAGTGATCCACGCTTGGTGGTACTGGTGGGGGCGGATTTGGTGGCGGCAGAGCAGCACCGTTTGTACAACAAAGCTGATCGCCCGACTGAAAAGATTGCGGCGCAAATGCTGTCCAGCACCATTGCAGGCCGTCCGGCCATTATCCCGCCGTTTATGCCGGGTAAGCGCATGGTGGTCACGCCACTGGCTAACCTGCATATCTACACCCAACGCAATACCCGCCAGCGTAAAGCGGAGTTTGTTGATGATCGTAAGCAGTACGAAAACAAGTATCTGCGTAACGAGGGCTACGCCGTCGAAGAGCCAGAGTTGTACGCCTCGTATGACGAGTCAGCGGTCACCATCGGTTATGTGCCAGAACTGGCAGACCCGAAAGCCGGGGAATAAGGGGGACACATGGCGTTATCACCTGCACAGCGACACACGGCCAGAATTCAGGCCGAACGTAAGCTAAATAATCATGAAGCGCTGGCCGGTTCGGCCAGTATGCACCTGCAAAAGATGGCCATCGAGAACGATGCCCAACGACTGCACGGGCTGACGCTGGCTGAGAAAGTGCAGTTGAAACGCCGGGAACTGCTGCCCCGCTGGTTACCCAGTGTTGATGCCTATCTGACGGCAGGTGAGGTCTACAGCAATCCGGTATTCACCTACTGTATTGCGTGGCTGTTTGACGTGGGGGACTTTGATCAGGCGCTGGACTGGGCAGACATTGCCATAGAGCAGCGACAAATCACCCCCTTTGGCAAACGCCGCAGCATTGCCCATTTTGTGGCCGATAGCATGTTGGCATGGTCTGAGGCCAGCGCGGAAGCGGGCCAGAGTATTGATCCGTATTTCTCACGGGTATTTGAGCATGTGCGGGATAACTGGCGTATCCCGGAGCAAGCCAGCGCCAAGTGGTTCAAGTTTGCCGGGCTGATGCTGCTGCGTAATGACAAGGGCGAACCGTTGCCCAGCGCCATTACGGATGTGGCCACGCTGCAACAGGCTGATGCATTGCTGGCACAGGCCAATACTTTCCATCCGGGATGTGGCGTCAAAACCCATCGGCAACGGATTGCCGCCCGGTTACGGGTGCTGGAGAAAGAATAAAACGACTACCGACAGCCAAAGCGGGCGCGGTGGAGGCTGCAACATTCGTTCGCAGGCCGTGGAAACCGGACTGCCCGCTTTTTTCGGGAACTGTATGTTTAACGGAAAAGAAATTGATTATCAGGATGTTGAGCTGACCAATGACGGATTTTGGCCAGATCTCAATTTAAGCGAGTTTCAGCGTAACCGTAGTATTCCGGCTGATATTGATGCTGATACGCAAGCCGATGCCTTGCTGGCCAGCGTGGCCGAGGTGAATTTAGACCTGCGCCCGTTAGCGGCGGGGTATATGGCCAAGGGGTACCAACAGGCCACAGAGGTGCCGGGCGTGGCAATGAACGGACAAACGGCACTGATTAGTCAGTATAAAAAGGCCGTCTTTGCCCGCGCCAAAGCCGATTTACTGGGGGAGTATTCGACTCAGTTTAGCCGGGTACCCAATGCCGGGCAGGAAAACCCCGAAACCCGCAGCCGCCTGCTGGCAGAGGCCAGCACGGTACTGCGCAATATGAAAGGTGTGGGCCGCTGCACCGTGAGGAAGATATGAGCCAATTACAGTCATTAACCTCCTTTGTGCAGGGCAATTTACCGCAGCGGCTGGGCAAGCTGGAATTTAACAGCGACATGGACGAGTTGCGCTTTATTCCGGCGCAGCGGGATTTAGGTCTGGATCAGTATCAACTGGCTCAAATGCAGTTCGATGCGGTGCTGAGTTGGGGCCGCTTTCCATATCGCGACTATGACCCGCGCAACCTGTGCGCCTTGTTGCTGGTGTGGATGATTGAGAATGCCCCCGACTACGGGCCGGAGCCGGAATTGCCGAGCATTGATATCGATGTGATCGACGATAAAACCGCCATAGTGGTGGTATCGATGGGGATCACCGAATCACTGAGCATTAAGAAAGATGAGGCCGGGGATATCCCCTTTATGGGGGCTAAATGGCGGCTAGCTGATCCAGAGTTATGGCTGGCCACGGGGGGGGCGGGATTTGGTGCTGATAGTAGCGGTGCTCCACTGGGTGAAAGCTGATGATTATCAACGGTGAGCTGAGTAAAAAACAGTTAACCGAGCTGCAACAGGCACTTAAACGGCTGGATTTACCCCCGCCAAAGCGTCAGCGGCTGTTATGGCGACTGGCCAAGTACGGGGGAATTGTTGCGGCCAAGCGCAATGTGCGTCACCAGCAAGCCCCTGATGGTACGCCGTGGCAGGGACGCCAGACCAACCAGCGCGGCAAGATGCTGCGTAACATGCCGAAATTGCTGCATATCCGTGAAATGCCGGAGATAAGTGCAGTCAGGCTTTATTTGCAGGGCGGGGGTTATCGCAACGGTGAAAAACAGGTACCGGCAGGCGTGGTGGGCTATGGCCAGCAAAATGGTATGCACGTGACGATTAACCGCAGCGCAGTGGCCAAGACCGTCCCCCCGGAGCGGCCCGCCACGATTAAGCAGGCCAAAAAATTACGGGCCTTGGGTTACCGGGTGAAAAAGGGTAAGCGCTGGCGCAAGCCACCTTACAAAGAAATTGTAGAAAACATGCGTTTCGCCCAAGCGGGTTTGCTGATTAAAAAACTGAGTGGCAAGGCGGCTAAATCAGCGTGGACAGTGGATGTCCCGGCGCGTGAGTTCTTGGGTATGAACGACGACGATTTTAATCAAGCCTTAGCGCGTCAGTTACAGGCCATCGGGTTTGGCTGGGACGTCAAAGCACAGGATATGAAGAGGTAACGATGAGTTGGCCACAAGTCAATATTGACCAAAAAAACCAGCTACAGGGCGAAACCAAAGAGATTGAACGGGCCGTGCTGTTTATCGGTACCGGCAAGGTGAACGCCGGGAAAACGCTGGCCGTGAATACGCAGTCAGATTTTGATGTGTTGCTGGGAACGGCTGACAGTGCAGTAAAAAGCTGTCTCACTGCGGCGATGCTCAATGCGGGCCAGAACTGGAATGGTTTTGTGCATGTGCTGGCAGAGCCTGCCAAAAACGCCGAGCTTGATCCGCTGGCGTGGGTAGCGGCAGTTAGAGCGGCCCAACAAGTGGCCAGTGTTGAGGGTGTGGTGGTGGTACTGCCAACAGATAAAGCCACCATTACCACCGCTGCCAGCCTGCGGGCTGAGTTACTGGCCAAGTTTGGCCGCTGGGTGTGGTTTGTGCTGGCCATTGATGGCCCGCAGGCAGAAGAGGGCTGGCCAGATTATCTGGTGCGCCTGAGTGCATTACAAGAGGGTGTTGCAGCGTCATCGGTGCAACTGGTGCCGCGCCTGTGGGGCAATGAGCCGGGGGTGTTGGCTGGGCGTCTGTGTAACCGTGCCGTGACCATTGCTGACAGTCCGGCCCGTGTGGCCACTGGCCCGTTACTGGAAATGGGCAATGATGTGCAGCCGGTGGATGGCAAGGGTGTGGCGCTGGATTTGGCCACCTTGCAGGCGCTGGAAACCCTGCGCTATTCGGTGCCGATGTGGTACCCGGACTATGACGGTATGTACTGGGCTGATGGCCGCACACTGGATGTCGAGGGCGGGGATTATCAGGTGATTGAATACCTGCGTATTGTCGATAAAGCGGCGCGGCGCATTCGTTTACAGGCGATTGCCAAGGTTGCAGACCGCTCACTGAACAGTACCCCCGGCAGCATTGCCGCGCACAAAACCTATTTTTCCAAGGTGCTGCGCGAAATGGCCCGCAGTACGCAGATTAACGGGATCACTTTCCCCGGTGAAGTCAAGCCGCCGAAAGAGGGGGATGTGGTCATTACGTGGCGCACGGCCACCAAAGTGGATATTTATATTGTGGTGCGCCCGTATGAATGTCCGAAAGGTATCACGGTCAGTCTGATGCTGGATACCACACTGGAGAATAGCCAATGAGTACCCGTATTTCTGGTCAGTCGGTGGATGTGAATATGGACGGTGACCTGATCCATGTGGAAAAAATCGGGCTGACCATTACCGACAACAGCGGCCCGGCACAGACCAATGGCGTACCGGATGGCGATGTCAAAGGCGATGTGGGCGGCGAAGGGGACATTGAAATCAGTACCAAAGTGCTGCAACAGTTGACCGCCAAAGCCTCGCGCGCCGGTTCGTGGCGCGGTATCCCGGCGTTTGACATCCTGTTTTACGCCAAGGCCGGGGATGAAGAGTTAAAAGTGGAAGTGTTTGGCGTGAAATTGAAGTTTGATTCCGCGCTGGATGTTGACCCGAAAGGCGGTGCGACACTGACCCATAAAATTAAGTATTTCATTACCAGCCCGGATTTTGTGCGTATTAACGGTATTCCATATCTGGAAGAAGACGCCACGCGCAACTTGATTGGCTAAGGGGCAGGGATGCAGGAACATGAAAAAGCCATTATTTCACTGGGTGTTATCGGTGCCTTACTGGCTTTAGGCAAGATTCTGGCCAGTGATGAGCCAATTACCGCCCGGCTGTTTATTGGGCGCGTTATTTTGGGTTCGGGTACCTCAATGGCGGCAGCGGCGGCACTGGTCTGGGTGCCGGGGTTATCCCCGCTGGCCATCAATGGATTAGGGGCGGCGCTGGGCATTGCCGGTTATCAGGCCGTTGAAGTGTGGTTACGCCGCCGTGGTAGCAGTGTGTTAAAGGGAAAGAAACCATGACATTAAGTGAAAAACAGCAGTTATTTACCCAACTGATTGCGCAGTTGATTAGCTGGGCCGGGGAGCGCGGCTACCGCCTGACGTTCGGCGAAGCCTATCGCACCCCGGAGCAGGCCAAACTGAATGCCAAAGCCGGGACGGGGATCAGCAACAGCCTGCATACCTCACGGCTGGCGGTGGATTTTAATCTGTTTATTAACGGGGTGTACCAGACCAAAAGTGAGGCGTTCTTGCCGTTGGGCGAGTATTGGGAATCGCTGGGCGGGACATGGGGCGGGCGCTTCAAATCCAATCCAGATGGCAACCACTTTAGCCTTGAGCATAACGGGGTTCGCTGATGGCCAAGATTCTGGCACTGATAGCAGCGGCATTTATTGCCGGGTGGTATCTCAATGATTTGCAGCATGATCGCCTTGAACTGAGTATCACCCGCGCAGCGAATCAGGCGGCAGAGCAGGGCCGGACAATTTCGGAGGGCATTGCCAGTGATTCAGCCCGGCAACTGGAAGATAAGCTGGAAGCGTTGCGCCAGCAGGGTGACAGGTACCAGCCGGTTATCCATACAGAAATTATTAAGCCGGTGTTTACTAACGTGTGTGCTACTGATGAATATGTCCGCTTGTTCAACGAAAGCACCGACGCCGCCGAACGTGCGCTATCAGGAAAATCAGTTAACTAAGTGCGACATCGTATTACCCCGATTAACCGGTACTACCGGTAATGACTTTGATAATGCATTACGCGCCTATCGTAGTATTTATACGTTATGCGCGGCGCGACACAATCAATTAATTAATGAAATTCATTTACGACAAGGAAATAAATAACATGGCCGATAAACAAAAAATTGTATTAGTGGTGGGTGGTATTGAACTTATTTTCGAACCGAACACGACCGCTTATAACGGATTTATTAATGAAGTGGGGATGGAAAATAAAATTGCCCCGGCATTTAAATACCTGCGCCGTATTATCAGCAAAGAAACCAAAGAAGCGTTGGACGAAATTTTAAAAGCACCGGGTGCGGCGCTGCAATTAATTGAAAAGGTGAATAAGGTTTACGCGCCTGAACTGGAAATCGAAGTAAAAAACTAACCCAACGGCTACGGGCCATTGAAAGCAATTCTATTGAGCAATTTCTTATTTTGCGCCGTCATTATCTGCCACATGAAAATGACGAGATAGAAAGTCTGGCCCGTGCCGTTTGGCTGGATAACCGTTATTGGGAAAATACCCGTATTTCTATTGCCAATGGTATTGGCTTGGCATTTAAAGGCGACTAATGAAACACCTCGATTTTACTTTAAGCATGATTGATAAAATCACGCGCCCCTTAAAGCAGGTGCAATCTTCTGTTAAAGGGTTTGCGGATTATTCACAAGCCGCTTTCGGTAAAATTGCGGTGGGTGGCGCGGCCTTATTCGGTGTGGTGCAGGGGATTAAGGGCGCACTGGGGCCAGCGGCAGAATATGCCGGGGCGCTCAATGAAGCCAGCGCCAAAGGGGTAAGCAATTCGGCACTGCAAAAAATGAGTGTCGATGCGCTCAAATTCAGTATGCAGTATGGGCGCAGTGCGGTGGATGTGGTGCGCTCCAGTGCTGACGTGCGCAGTGCCATTGGCACGCTATCAGACCGGGAGTTACCCCGTTTCACTTTGGCCACCAATGTGCTGGCCGCTGGCATGAAAACCACCGGCAGCGAAGCCGCCGCCTATATGGGGCAAATGTATAACCAGTTTGACCGCTACGCAGACCGCATAGGCAAAGTGAAATTTGCCGAAGAGGTGGCCGGTAAAACCGCGTACATGGCACAGGAATTTGGCGTCAACATGCAGACCATGGCTGACCTGATGCAGGGTTCCAAAGGGGTTGGCGCTAACTATGGCGTGGGCATGGATGAACAGTTTGCCGTGTTGGGCCAGTTGCAAAAAACCTTGGGCAGTGAGGCCAGCGGTAGCTATGAAACCTATATGAAAGGGGCGGCATCCGGGGCCAAAACGCTGGGGCTGAGTTTTGTGAATGCCTCCGGCCAGATGCTGACCATGCCGGAAATGTTGGAAAAATTGCAGGGGCGTTACGGGAAAACCATTGAGGGTAATTTAAAGGCGCAAGCCGAGCTGGATAAAGCCTTTGGCGATGGGGCCAATGTTATTAAACAGCTTTACGGCAATGTGGATTTACTGAAACGCAATATCGGTGAACTGGGCAGCAATGACGGCATGAAACGCGCCGGAGAGATGGCCAAGAAAATGGCCGACCCATGGGAACGGCTGATGGCTATCTGGACAGGGATGCGGGTAATTTTAGGCTTAACCCTGTTACCGGTGCTCTATCCGATCATGAATCGGGTGTCAGAAATCGGTGAAAAATTTGCCCGCTGGATGCAGTTATTTCCCAACATCGCCCGGATGATTGGCTATGCCATGCTGGCGCTGTTGAGTTTCGCCGCTGCCGGTGCCATTGCCAATATGGTGATGGGGATCAGCATGTTTATCTGGATGGGGCTAAAACTGCTGTGGGGCGCACTGTGTGCAGTGACCCAAATCCACACGGCGGCCATCTGGCTGTATAACAAGGCGATCATTGCCGCCAATGCCACCATGCGCATTATGCGCGGGGTGTTGCTGGCAGTACGCATGGCGGCAATCTCGGCGGGGATCTCCTTTAGTTTTCTGACGTGGCCAGTGTTATTGGTGATTGTGGCCATTGCCACGCTGGCAGCAGGTATTTACTACCTGATTAAGTATTGGGATGAGATTACAGCCGCCATTGCCGATACCGCGGCTTTCCAGTGGTTATTTGAGGTGGTGACCGCCGTGGGGGACGTGTTTAGCGGTGTATGGCAAAAGATTGTATCCGGTTGGCAGTGGCTGGTATCGGCTATCACCGGTTTATCCCCACTGGCCGGGTTTAGTGCCATGGCTGACAGTATCGGCAATGTATTCAGTGGATTATGGGACTGGCTAAAAAGTACCTTTGCCGAAACCTATAACTGGATCATCGATAAATTGAATTACATTCCCGGTGTGAATATTGAGGCAAAAAGTATTTCCTCCCCGGAAAGCAACTCGATGAATTCAGCCAGCGGTTTATTAACCGGTGGGCAGATGCTGAATATTGAAAAAGGCGGGCTGAATAAAGAAATTAGCAATAACGCCAAATCCATTACCGACAACAGCAAACGATTTGAGAATGTGAATTTTAATATGCAAGGCGGCATGACGCCAGAACAGTTAATGGAATGGCAGGAATTAAATTAATGACCGAATTAAGGTATATCGACCTGCTCATTAAAAACGGTGACTTTGTGCTTAATGCCGGGAATGAACCGGTGTTGTGTCATAACCGTATCAGTATTGGCCAAGACTGTATTCACGCCATTATAGAAAGTGGCTTAACCACCCAATTAATTGCTGAACGCAGCCCGACATTACGCGCCGATGTGATAACCCAATTAATTATTTTAGTTGAAGATGATGAACGCATTATTCCCGGCACGGTGGTGATTAATGAAGAAACCGCCACACGGCTATGGGTAACGGCTGATACCTACGATTTCGGCCCTATTACAGTAAGTGCGGACTATGAGTAATAAGCCTGAAATTGATTATGCGCAGGTATTAAAAGACAGCGGAATGCCGACCACCGAAACCGATATTCGGCAAAAGTTTGACGCACTGGTCGAGGATGAGGGGTTAATCACCAATACCTCTGGCATGTCCCCATTCTGGCGGCTGATAAAAACCCTTGTGACCCGCCCGGTGTTGTGGCTCAACGAGGTGTTAATCAATACCGTACTGGCCAATATGTATCTGGCCACCGCCAGCGGCACGTTTTTAGAGGTGTTTGGCTGGGGTGTGAATGCCAGCCGGAAACCGGCCACGGCAGCACAGGGCGTGATCCGCTTTTATAAGACCGATATCCCGCAGGCTGTGGTTATTCCGGCCGGAACACAAATCCAGACCGAGCGTATTAACGGCAAGATTTACAGCGTGGTGGTGAGCAGTGACACCCTGATAGCTGCCGGTGCCGCCAGTGGGTTGGTGCCGGTGAGCGCGGCAGAGGTGGGTGGGGCGTTTAATCTGGCCCCCGGTTATTACCGGATACTGCCGCAAGCGGTACCGGGTATTGAACGCGCCCAAAGTGAGGGTGACTGGTTAACGGTACCGGGGGCTGATAAAGAGTCTGATGATGATTTTCGGGACAGGTGCCGCAATCAATTTAACTTGGTCGGCAACTATCACACTGATGCGGTGTACCGCAGCATGATAGCCGGGGTGGTGGGGCTATCCATTGACCGGATTTATTTTTTGCATGATGCGCCACGGGGGCCGGGTACCGCCAATGCCTATTTACTGTTGGACAGTGGCGAAATATCGCAGCCGTTTATTGATGCGGTCAATGACCATATTACCCGTCAGGGCCACCACGGCCATGGTGATGATATGCAGTGTATGCCATTACCGGAAAGCCAGCATGACTTGCAGGTCACGGTGTACGTTAACAATAAACAGAACCTGACCGCTGATGAACTGGCCGTGCTGGAAAGTGGGTGTGAAAACCTGATCCGCTGCGCCTTTCGTCAGAACAGCAATTACAGGGTACTCAAAACGTGGCCTTACTCCCGTTACTCATTTTCTAATCTGGGGCGGGAGCTGCACAAGACGTTTCCGCTGATTGAGTCATTGCGTTTTTCGCTGACCGATATTGTCAGTGATTTGAGTGTACCGCGCCTGAACAGTGTCACGATGGTGATAGAAAATGCCTGATTTTCTGACCCGATTAAAAAACCAGCTTTTACCTTCGTGGATGGATAAGGGCGAACCGGGCAAGTTACTGCGGGCCTGTAACCAGTTTTGGCAGTGGATTTATGGCTGGCTAATCTGGCCGCTTAACCAACTGGATGCTGCCACTTGCGCGGTACCGTTGCTGAATGTGCTGGCTTATCAGCGCGATATCAGCCGCTTTGATGGTGAGCCGTTGAGCCTGTACCGCAAACGGGTGGAGTACGCCTTTATCAATGCCCGTGACGCAGGTTCGGTGGCCGGGTTCGCTGCCATTTTTCTGCGTTTGGGCATTGGCGACATAACCCAACTGGAGCGCCAGCCCGAAATTGACTGGGACATCATTCTGATCCGGGTGAATGACACGCAGATAGCAGAAAACAACACCTTAATGATGGCGCTCATTCGCCAGTATGGCCGCACCTGTCGCCGCTATATCTTTCAGGTGATTAACGCCAAAACGGTGAGCATTCACGGCGGGGAATTCAGTAATGACTACGGCTATCACCACGCAAAATTAATCATCGCGCCGGGTGTTATCAAGGGCGCGGTGAGTGTGATTCCCGCACAACTACAGCATTCGCATGAAGTCTATGCGGCAAAATTGAAATAAGGATATTGATATGGCAACGGTGATCACCCGTGCTTTTGAACACTGGCAGGCGCAGCAGGTTTTAAATAACTTACCCGCCCGCCCGGATACCATTATTTTTGCCCATGTGCCGGGGCAGGATAGCAACGCAGAGATTAACCCGGATGAAGCTATTCCGGCTGATGGCCAGATTGTGCACCGGGATGCGGTGGCGCAATACGGCATGATTAATGATTCAGCGGTCGCTTATTCGGTAGTGCTGGATACCCGTGCCGGTGATTTCACCTTTAACTGGATTGGGTTGGTAGACGCTGCCAGTAATACGTTGTGCATGATTGTGCATACTCTGCCACAGCAGAAAATGGCCACCGCCAACGGGGTGCAGGGCAATAACATCACCCGCACATTCTTGATGGAGTTTGCCGGGGCAGCAGAGGCCAGCCAAATCACGGTATCGGCACAAACATGGCAGATTGATTTTAGCGCCCGGCTACGTGGTATTGATGAAACTGTCCGGCTGGCTAATCTGGATTATTATGGCCATGAGGCATTTTTCAGTGATGGTTTTGCGGTCACTCAAGACGGCGATAAATACCGGGTAAATGCCGGGCTGGCCTATATCGGCGGTATTCGTGCCTTGTTAGCGGATGATGTGTTACTGGAGGCCGCAGCCGGTAATGTGATTTATGCCGATGTGAGTTATCAGGGCAGTGTGTTAAGTGAGTTTGCGCCGATTATTCATATTGGCGTGAAGAGCATAGCGGATGATTTTGGCGATTATGTTGATGCAAATCGTTATTCACATTACCTCACTAAAATGGCCGTCATTACGACTGATGGTATAGACGATAGCCGGGTGGCGCTATCGTCTGATGAAGCAATTAATGAAGCTATTGAGCGTATGCAAGCTGACCTCAAGGCACATACTGAATCCCGTGATCACCCTGATGCCACGTTGATTCAAAAAGGCTTTGCTCAATTAAACAGTGATACTGACAGTGACAGTGAAACCCAGGCAGCAACGCCTAAAGCGGTTAAAAAAGCCGTGAATACGGCAGTGACCGCCATGGGTGACCATGTTCAGGGGGATAATCCTCATGACCAGTATTTGCAGATCCATAATCTGTTGTCTGAAATTGTTGCACTGGGGCCGGAAGCGGTTGCCCGGTTGTTTACTAACCTTGGCTTAGGTAATGCCGCCCAACTGAATGTTGGGACAGTGGCCGGAACCGTTGCCGCTGGTAATGACAGCCGCATTGTTAACGCTATTCAGTCAACCAATGCCGCTATTAGTCTGCCCGGTAGCTTATACACAGCCGGAACAATAAATGGTTCCACTATCACCGCCGCAGGAAATATTGCGGCTGGGAATGGTGCTGCATGGTTACCCGCAGATGGCAATGTCTACGGCCCAATATGGGGTGGCTATTTATCCAATTACCTTGGAGGGATTAGCAATCAGGCAAACAGTTATGGTGTTGTTGCTTTGGCTCGTGGTGCAGCTCAAGCTATTGGCCAAGCGGAAGCACCACCGGGAGCATTTATAACCTTCTCAGCAGGTACCAGTGGTAACATCAAATCGCGGGCGTTATACATGCAGCGCACAAACGGCGCATGGGTACAAATGGGCGGGGATATTGGCTAATGAAGACTTTACAGCATTATAAAAACTTCACCATTTCAGCACAGGAATACGACCCGGAGTTACGTGGCGTAGTGATTTATCACATTGATGAAGAGGGCCGTGACTGGTACGAACTGCAAAAGACCTTTCGTGAAGAGACGATAAAAGTTGCCTATAACCCGCAGGGGTTTGTTTGTAGCGTGTCTGAGTATGTTTACGCTATCGCCCCTACCGGGTTGTCTGTTGTGGAAGTGGAATCACTGCCAGATAACTTTGCTTTGGAGTGGGGGGCATATGAGTACCTTGATGGTGAAGTGGTGATGCGTATTCCCTCAACCGAGGAAATTACCGCCGCCGCCGATGAACGCCGCAAAGAGCTGATGAGTGAAATCTCGGTTGAACTGGCCACACTGGACGATATCGCCCAAAGCGGCGGGGCCACTGAGTCAGAGCTTACCCGGCTGGCGGCGCTGAAACAGTACCGCATTGCCTTACTGCGCCTTGATGTTAATCAGCCGTGGCCGGAGTTGCCGGGTGTGGCGTAAAGCGGCGCTATCCCTCCCCGGCACGATGGCCGCAGTCAATTGCGTCATATTACCGGTGCATCCGTGGGTATACGGGGTGGGCCGCAGTGAGGGATCCGGCAGCTATCTTAGCCCACAGAATGCGGTGGATTATCTGGCGGGGAAACTGGCGGGCAGCGGTGGCCAGCAGTCGGCTGTGGTGTTTATGGTTTGCGCCTCTGACCACCCGGCCTTTATGCAGGCGCTGACCCAATTTTCTGCGGTGTTGCCGTTGCCGGTATTTTCACAGGTAGCCCGTATGGCCAGCACAGCGGCAACGCTGGCAACCACCAAAATGCAGCTACCGGCCAACGCCGGAAACGGTTTACCACTACCGCAGCCGTTATCTACCACAACCAGCCGCATGGCCATCAATGCCCAACGCATTGCACAGGCCAAAGATGCAGCGGGAGAGGGGGCCAGTCTGGCCGGGCTGGGTTCGGCATTGTCGAATTTTGCCAGCGCCAAAGCGGCGGCACTGGCCCGTGTGGAGAGTGCCTTAAATGGCTTACTGGCGGGCAGTGCGCAGGCATGGGTATTTACCGCCAGCGGCAGCGCGGCCACCGTGGCCAGCGAAATGAAAAAAAACGTACCGCAGCAGGATGCTGTTTTTACTCTGGCCACCCTGTTTGCCGGAGAGGATTTAACCACGCTGGAGGCGATGATCAATGACACAGATAGTCATGCTGGCACTGGACGGTGAAGCCATTCCGTTAAAGGGGCTGACCGTGACCCCCACCATGCAATTTCAGGAAAAAGACCAGTCCGGGCAGACGTCCAGCACCGCCACGGCAGAGCAGGGTATCAAAGCCAAAGAGCTGCGGGTGTCCGGTCTGGTGCCATTCAGCACCCCGGAGGTATTAACCCGGCTTTTTGCTCTGGCTGAAACCAAAGACGCAGGCGGCGCGCTGAAAAAATACCGGGTAGCCAATCAGGTGGCGCAGGCGATTAATTTTCGTCTGGCCACCTTTACCGGCGCGATTGATGCGCCGAAACAGGATGGCAAAATGGCGTGGCTCGTGACATTCACCCTCAAAGAGTTTTTGAGTGTGTCAGAGAAACGCGAGGCCCGCGCAGGCAGTAAAACCACCGCCCAAAAACAGACGGCAGGCAGTGGTAGCGGGAGCAGTGACGCGGGCGAGGATGCGGAAAAACTGAGTTGGTTTGAGCGCAAGGTATTAAAGCCGGTCAATGATGCACTGGGGCCAGCCTCATGAAACCCATTCGCAGGCTGATGCTGTCCGGTGATGCGGTGCCGCTGGTTGATGCCAATCTGGTGTTAGAGCTGAACGCCTGCGGGCGCGGCTTTATTACCGCTGAAACCACCACCGATTACACCGGCAAAGTGGTGCGGCTGGATGCCGGTTACCCTGATTTGGTGCTGCGCTGGTTTACCGGTTATGTGGAGCGTTCGCAACCGGCAGAGAACGGCGCACAGCGGCTATTTGTGCGCGAGTTAACCGGCATTTTTGAACGCATGTGGCCGGTATCGATGCAACACCCCACGCTGCGCCAGTTAGCCGACTGGCTGACTGACAACAGCGGGCTAACGTTCCAGCTTGCCGCCAGTGCTGATTATAACGACAAACCAATACCCCATTTTACCCACAGCGGCAGCGGTTATCAGTTGCTGGCCAATATCGGCAGTGCCTTTGGTATTGCGGATTATGTCTGGTATCAGTTGCCAGACGGTGCGGTCTATGTGGGCAGTTGGCAACATTCATTATTTGCTGGTAAACCGGTGGCTATCCCGCCTGAATTCAGCACCGCAGCGGCGGCAGGTAATACCATGACGGTACCAATGATCCAGTCAGTACGCCCCGGCGTGGAGATGAATGGCCAGCGGTTAACCACTGTGCGGCTGAATAACGATGATTTGGTACTGACATGGACGCCGCGCAATAAAGCCACCGGCCAGCCGTTGCAGAAAACACCGATGCAGCGCCAAATTGATAATGCGTATCCGGAGCTGTCAGCCGGGTTACATCTGCCGAAAATGGCCCGTGTTGAGGGGCCAAGTGAAGCGGTGACCTGTGGTGATATGGCCGACCCGTTCCGGCCCCGTTATGCCGTGAATCTGCAATTGCTGGATGATGATGGCAAGGCGGCGGCAGATACGCCGGTTTACTCTGCGGTGCCGTTACCCCTGCCAATGGCCGGGGCCGAATCGGGCATGTTCCAGTTTCCCCCGGCAGGCACTTTGGTGGAAGTGGGCTTTACCGGTGGCAGGCCGGATAAACCTTTTGTGCGTCAGACTCTATCACAGGGCAATAATCTGCCCACCGTGCAGCCGGGTGAGCAATTACAGCAGCAGCGTGATGGCGTATCGCAGCGGGTGACAGTGGCCGGGGATTGGGAGCGTAAAACGGATCAGGTTATTCGTGAAGAATCCATGAGCCGGGTGATTACTGCCGATGATGAAACCCGCACACTGGTAGCCCGTGAAACCACTGTGCAGGCCACGGATAAAACTACGGTACTGGGTACCGCCACTTTACTGGCCGGGGCTATCCAGCAGATTAGTGAGGGGGATTACAGTCTGGCCACCCAAGCCAGTTACATGGCCAAAGTGGGCAAAACCTTAACCACTGATGTGGGGCAGGACTTGATAGAGAAGATTGGTAGTATCCGCAGCAGCATCGCCACCGTTCGGCAGGATGTGATAGCGCCGGTGGTGTGGATTGGTAGCCAGCAGATTAACGTAATGGCCCTGATGCTGGATACGCTGGATGTGGTGAAAGAGCTGGCAGAGCTAACCGCCGCCCATACCCATACCAACACCGGAGGCCCGCTAAACGCCGGGAGCATCACCGCCACTGGTACCAAGTCAGATGGATTACGTGATAAATATTCCCCTGTGATCGGTTAATCGATCTCGCCCAATCAGCCCGCCGCGCGCGGGCTTTTTTACGCCTGCCCATAAGTGCCGCCAGCGGCCCGCAGTACCCCGCCATAAAGCAACCACCGCACCGCAACACCCGAAATGGATCACGCCAGCCACGCCCCGCGCATGCAGCGGAACATACCACGAAAGAAACGTCATCATGACGGAAACGGCACTACACCGCACCCGCCTGCACACTTTGCGTTATAAAGTTTTTTCAGTTTTAAATTCCTACAAAACAACCCGCTAGCCCGCGTTGTGGCTGGGGCTTTGCGGAGTTTTGCCCACTGAAAAGATTGAAAAGAATTTCAGGGGTTTTCAGTTTTTGGATCTCTGAGTGGATCGCAGGGAAACATTATTTCATTGAATTTAAAGGGGATTATGTGAATTACGTTAGTTCTTTTGCTCTGCTTGCTCTGATTTGGTGGTTAAAGATAAATGTCGTGAGACACGAGTAATCAAGGGTTTGCTATAATTTAGATAACGTTAGTGGGCTGAAAAAATTACATAGGTGTTGTATAATGCATCAATAAAGTTGCATGGCTGTCGAGGGGCGTGTTATAAAAGACGTCCGAAAGGGAGCACCTAGAGTGGAATCCCAAATGATTTTTTTAAGTGAGGAGTACAAATGAAAATTATCTATCGTGAAGAAGACTGGGGCGTGTTCGCTACTAAGTAATAACACGTTCATTTGTTACCAATAGACAAAATACTAGGTGGGATTATATCCCACCTTTTTCATATTTGTAATCCACCCAACTAGATACTAATGAACGATTTCTTAGCTAACTTTTTATCTATTTTGAAAGATCTATGGAATAACAACCCTACCTTTTACAGTACTATCATCGCTGCAACTGTTGCCGCATTCATTGCGATTTTTAGCATTGGTAAGCAGAGGCAAACATCAAGAGAAAAAAACTCACTTGATTTTGAGTCATCTTATAAACGTAGTGACAAAGTTGAAAATGCTTGGCAGACATTACTTAATATTATTAAGTTGAAAAAAGTAATTCCTCTCCACATGTGGGGCAGAGATACAGTCAGGCAAACGGTAGAGGCAAGGGCTTTAATGACAGTCTTTAACGAGTGGGAACGCTGCGCTAATGCGATTAGACATGGATTGTATGACGACGAATTTCTTTACAAAGTTTTTGGATCAACGGTCTTATTCTTGGCTAAGGAGTTTGAGCCATATCTCTTAGCAAGAAGAGCTGTCAATCCTAAATTTTATAATAATTTCTGTTGGTTAGCTGATAATTGGGGAAGAAGAAAATCATACGAAATTGGTAATGGAGCCTTTAGCTTACCATTCAATATTCCTTTCAATCCTGAAATGGCTATTGTTCTGGATGATGATAATGTGATGCCTACCAGTCTTTCTCCCATACAATATAGAATAAATATAAAGTTGAGATGATCTCTTGTGACTAGTTTCAGATGATGCTGGCCTGATGTTTCTACAATATAGCTATAATGTTGGCCATTTTTGGCTAGCCCCTCAATGAAAGACTGTATTGACTCTGTCGCCACTCCATCGCCAATGGCCATGTAAATTGATTGTAAGGTATTGATAGATAAGGACTCAAATTTCAGGCAAGAAAAAACCCGATTAGTCTTGAACCTAAGAAGGCGGGACTATCGGGCTCCTCAATATGGGGACATCAAAGAAAAGCAGTGGCATTAATTCAGACCCCAGCTCGGTAAGAAAGTTCTGGGCAAATGAAAAAAGTATAAAATAATGTTTAGTTTTATCTTAAATGCACTTTTTCCGCGCTAACCTAATACCCCCGGCCAGACAATGACGATTAATGAGCCTGCTAACGTCAATAATACGTTCGCGATGGCATAAGTTCCTGCATAACCTAGGGCTGGGATATTACTGCGGGCGGTGTCGCTGATGATATCCATCGCCGGAGCGCACGTCCGAGCCCCCATTATCGCGCCGAAAAGCAGAGCTCGGTTCATGCGCAATACATAAGCGCCAAAGATAAAGCAGATAACGACCGGCACTAAACTGACTATCAGGCCAGATATTAGCATCTGCCCACCAATGGCTCCCAGACTGCTATTAATGCCCCCACCGGCGCTTAACCCGACGCCAGCCATAAAGACCATCAACCCGAACTCTTTCACCATATTAAGCGCCCCTTGCGGGATATAGCCGAAAGTAGGGTGGTTAGCACGTAAAAACCCGAGCATGATGCCAGCCATTAATAACCCGGCAGCATTACCAATACCGAAGCTGAAATTACTGAATTGAAAGGTAATCAGGCCAATCATTAATCCCAAAATAAAGAAGGCACAGAAAGCCAGTAGGTCGGTAACTTGGCTGTGAATGGAGATAAAGCCAATCTTTTCAGCCACGCTTTTCACTCGGCGGGCATCACCACTGACTTGCAATACATCGCCTTTATTCAAGACCACATTGTCATCAATCGGCATTTCGATTTGGCTGCGAATCACCCGGTTAAGGAAACAGCCGTGGTCGGTCAGTTTTAAATGACTTAGACGTTTGCCTACCGCATTGCTGTTTTTGACCACAATTTCTTCTGTCACAATGCGCATGTCCAGCAGGTCACGGTCAAAGACTTCTTTCCCATTACGGAAGCTGGGGTCAAGCCGCGAATGTGCATCGGGATAACCCACCAGCGAGATCTCATCACCCACTTGCAGCACTGCATCGCCATCCGGGTTTGCCAGAATACCATTGCGGCGAATTCGCTCGATATAACAGCCCGTTTGGCGGTAGATCCCCAGTTCGCGTAGATTTTTACCATCAGCCCACGCCACCAGTTCTGGGCCGACACGATAGGCACGAATCACGGGTAAATAAACTTTACGTTGGCTATCGGTATCAAGGCCACGTTCGCGCGCAATTTGCTGAGCACTGGTCGGTAAGTCTTGATGCTGCAATTTAGGGAGGTAGCGCGCGCCTAAAATCAGGCTGACCAAGCCAATCAGGTAGGTCAGGGCATAACCGAGGCTCAGGTTATCTTGGGCATGTTGCAGCGCCGGATTATTGGCGATGGTATGGCGCAATGTGTCGCCGGCACCCACCAGCACGGGAGTTGATGTCATTGAACCTGCGAGCATACCGGCCGTTAGACCAATATCCCAGCCAAATAACTTACCAAGACCGAGGGCCAGAATCATGGCACTGCCCACCATGACCAAGGCGAGCATCAAGTAGTTTTTGCCATCGCGGAAGAAAATAGAGAAAAAGTTTGGGCCAGCTTCGACACCGACACAAAAAATAAACAGCATAAAGCCCAGATTGAGCGCTTCTGTATTGATAGTGAAATGCTGTTGCCCAAGCAACAGTGATACCACCAACACACCAATAGCGTTGCCTAATTGAATAGGACCCAGCCGCAGTTTGCCTAGGCATAATCCTAGCGCTAAAACTACGAATAACAGCAATATGTAGTTGCCGTTTAACAAATTTGCGACGTTTATATTCAC